CTTCTGTACGCTGTTCCATTATTTACTCTCCGCTTTATCGTAAGCATCAACCCAATTTTTTAAATCTTCTGATATTTGGCGTTTCATCAAATCTTTAGCCGCAGTTATGTTTTTTTGCCATTCCACATCAGCGTTAGCCGCTTTGTATGCCAATTTAAAAGCAGACTGCAATTCTTCCAATGTTTTAGATTCTTGAATGGTTGTGAGATGGTCTTGCATTAAGTTGTAATTAGCCTTAGTCTCCTTTGGCTTAGTAGCTGCATTGCCATCATCATCTTCTGGGGCAATACCGCAAGCTGCCATCAATGAGTACCTACGGGCATAGGTCAAAGCCGAGGCATAACCTTGGGGGTCGTGTTTAACAGCAGGAAAGTGGACTATTCCGCACTCCAACATTTCTCCAGATTCATGGACAAACACAGTTTCCACCATAACCCCGTCAGCGCAGTCATAGTTTTTTTGAAGAAGATATATGCCATTGTTGTTTAACGAGTCCACAACAGCCTCAACGCAAGCGGATAGGTCAGCATAGCGTGAACGGAAGTGGGGGTTTGTAGAGGTCTTTAAGGCAGGCCCGAAAGCCTTTTGTGCTTTGACAAGAGCAGTTGCAATGTTTTTCATTTAATTTCCTGTAATAAGTAGGGCAAAGATAAGACCAGAGACAAAGCCAGATAACCAAAACAATACTTTGTCAACAAGTGTGGGGGCGGGGGTGTATGGGCCATCTAGCCCATGTTCTGTGTATTTAGAGTGTTTCATGTAAGTTCCAATGTCAAAAGTTTGTAGGTGTTTATTGCTTGTTGACGATTAGCCTTGCTAACATTTCTGTACCAAGATTTAGTGTTGCAATGACTTTGTGAGCCGTATGCGCCACCAGATAACCAACGCTCTTGAAGAACAATCGCGTAAGTGCCACCTAAGTGGTTTGCACAAACATGAACGGCAAACTTAATGCCTTTTAAATAAAGTTCTTGGTATCCTGTTTTCATGACAATTCCTTTTTAAGTTCGTAACGGGCGATGGCGGCATCAAGTTTGTTGTAGTAGGCTTCTTCTTTGCAAGCCTTGATGTATTGGCGTTCAAAGTCTTGGATAACTGCGTCACGCAACATCTCGGTGACTAACTGACCACCGATGTATGCAAAGTGAAGGCTATCGGTGTAGCGATCAAAAAAGCAATCAACTTCTGTGTGGTCGCACATACAAGTCATGCGCTCAAAGTCTGTGTGTTCGTCTGCGTAATCTTTAATCATGGTGTTTCCTTAATAATCTTGACCAGCCTGTGGGCGTTGTGCGCCTAAAAACTGGGAATTAAATGGGGTGTTATGTTTCCATGCGGTCACATCTTGATTCAAGATTGACAATGCTTCTTTGCTGTCAGAAGCCTCATAGTCACGGCAGATAGGTACTTCAATGCCGTTTGCGTATCTAACCATCCAAGCACCAGATACTGTGCAGTTAAGGCGTGGATTAAACTTTTCTTCTTGGCAATAAATTTCTACAATTTTCATACTGTTTCCTTAAAAGACCCCTTGCTAAATTGCTAGGGCATGTTTGATAGTATAAGCCAGATTAAGTTTGTGTCAAGAACTATTTATTAGGGAGTTTCCCTAATGGGGGCTTTCGCCCCCATAGGTTTACGCAAAATCAAAAATCTCGTGATTAGCAACTAAGCGACCATTGAATTGGATGCTGTATTCAATTTGCTTAATGGTTGGGGTATAGAGCATTGAGCAATCAATGCCTTGGGCAACTTGTTTAGTGCCTTCATACCATTGAACTTCAACCATGTTGTTATCAAAAATATGGCTAATTGTCCTGACTTGAGCCTCTGGGTTGTCAGAGGTTGTTACAAGTTGACCAATATAAAGATTGGATTTTTTGAGTGCTTTAGACATTTAAGTCCTCCTTAAAGACCGCTTGCTATTTGCTACGGCATAACTTAATTATAAGCCAACTTATATCAATGTCAAGTATTATTTTCTAGGTATTTTCCCTAATACATCAAATAAAAGTAAGGGTTTATCCCTATTTTTTTATTATAAGTATTCTTATATAATGGTTAAATGACAAAAGAACATCTTATCCGTCTGGCAGGCTCACAGCGTGATCTTGCCGACATTCTTGGCATCAGCCAAGCTGCGGTTTCGCAATGGAAGACTGTTCCCAAGGCAAGGATGTGGCAGTTGTTAGTTCTTAAACCTGAGTGGTTTAAGTAGCCTATAATAATTTGAAACACGGCTAGATGCGAAGTCATGAGCGCATTGAAAAGAGAACAGACCCCTCCTGCCGAGGTTTCTCCCAAGGGTCTAGTTTGGGTCTGAGAATGCACTATTACCAGTTCAACATTGGGGACTATGCTTCCCACACACGGCATTTAAATGTTGTAGAAGACTGCGCCTATCGCAGACTATTGGATTTTTACTACCTCCATGAAAAGCCTATAAAGCAACACGACATTGCTCGGCAGATCAATATGCGTGAGCACGAACAAGAGGTCTTGTCAGTCCTTAACGAGTTTTTTTTGTCAACAGACCAAGGGTTTGTTAGTCCTAGAGCCAACAAGGAAATAGAGCACTTTCACTCGAGAATTGAACAAGCGTCCAAGGCTGGTAAAGCGTCTGCTGAACGGAGGTTTAACGCCCGTTCAACGGATGTTCAACCAACCAATAACCAAGAACCAATAACCATTAACCATAAACCAGATATATCTAATAGTCCACCTAGCGGTGAGCCAGAGATAGGAAATGGTTTACCAAAATGTAATCATCAAGGGGTTATTGACCTTTACCACAAGCACTTGCCTACCCTTAGACGCATAGAGGTTTGGAATGAGACCCGTAAGGGCTATCTACGGCAGAGATGGAGAGAGGTTGGTGATGAACTTGCCAAGACTAAGGAAATCCAATCCTCTGACATTCTTGGTTGGTTTGCTGAGTTCTTTGAGCACATAAGTCAATCAAAGTTCCTGACAGGCAGAGTCAATGACAAGTCTGGGCGGTCTTTTGTGGCTGACCTAGAGTGGATACTAAAACCAAGCAATTTTGCAAAAATCGTGGAAGGAAAATATCATGGCACTAACTAATTTCAAAAACAACCAAAAGCAAGACAACGGGCTTGATGAAGAGCAAAAACTTATGTGCTCTGTCTATGGTTGCCCAAAGCGTTGGACTGTCCACCTAAGTGGTGACAAGCCTAAGTGTTCCGAGCATCAATGGGCTAAAGACCCTACTGATTACCGCAGACCTATCGTTGCCAAGCCTGTATCGCAGACTGTCCAACAATGGTATGAGAAAGAGGAGTTTTGATGAATACTTTGAAATCTAATGTTATTCAAGACGAAATAACCAAGGAAATCAGCCAATCATTTGATTATGAATTTGATGGCGAAACAAAATTCAATGTTCCATTTTTGCCAGAACTACCAATAAACTATGGAATTGGTTTAATTGTTGGTGCTAGTGGTAGTGGTAAATCTTCAATGTTAAGTAAATTTGGCAATGAAGAAAACATTATTTGGAACACACAAAAAGCAATTTGTTCACATTTTTCAGACTCCAAAGAAGCCCAAGAAAAATTAAGTGCAGTCGGTTTTAATTCAATACCATCTTGGCTAAGACCCTACCATGTGCTATCAACAGGCGAGAAATTTCGTGCTGACCTAGCAAGAAGGCTTAAAGATAACGCAATCATTGATGAATTTACAAGCGTAGTTGATAGGAATGTTGCAAAGTCATGTGCTTATGCAATAAGGCGTTATGTTGACAACACAAAGTTAAAAAACATTATTTTTGCCTCATGTCATTACGACATTATTGAATGGTTACAACCAGATTGGGTTTACGACACAACAACAAACCGACTTACTGTCGGAAGGGGGTCAGTTCGGCCAGAAATTCAATTGGAAATATTACCTTGTTCAATCGAAACTTGGAAAATGTTTTGCAACCATCACTATCTCACAGGGAACATCAATAAAAGTTCACGATGTTGGCTCGCAACATGGGAAGGAACGATTGTTGGATTTACCGCAGTTATCACTCTTCCATCAGGAAGTTTAACTAATGCTTGGAAAGGACATAGAACTGTGATATTGCCAGACTTTCAAGGTTTAGGATTAGGCGTGAGATTAAGTGATGCCATTGGTGAAATTCATATAAACAATGGTTTGCGATATTTTTCTAAAACAGGCCATTTGAGGTTAGGCGAATACAGGAACAAATCTAAAAACTGGAGAGCAACTACGCACAACATGGAAGATAGGTCAAAACAGTATGCGCGCTCTATCAAAAATAAAAGTAATACTTTTTATTCAAAAGAACTAATGGAAAAACACGCAAACAGAATTTGCTATTGCCATGAATATGTAGGTGAACTATGACAAAGACCCAAGCCCATGCCATCCTTGACCGCATTAAAAGAAAAGATAGAAACCCCGTGTCCTTGGTTGAAACAAATCAAGCCTTGGAACGGACAGGGGATTTATGTCGAGCATCTGGCGAATCACTATGCGCTGATGGCTATGAACCTAGCGACTATCGACCACGCCAGACACATGAGCAAATTGCTAATGTCGGATTTTCCTACTCTAAATATCTTGATTATTCAAAGACTGAAGGAGTTACGCAATGAGCCTAGTAGTGACATTTACAGTTGATGGTGACCCAGTACCCAAAGGCAGACCGCGCTTTGCTAGGCGTGGGCAGTTTGTTCAAACCTACACCGATGCCAAGACAATCGACTACGAAACCCATGTAGCGATGAAAGCCAGACAAGCAATAGGCGCATCAGAGCCACTACAAGGGGCTTTAACTGTGTTTTTATACCTCCGCTATGGTGTACCTACTTCCTACGCTAAAAAGCGCAAGGAAGCCTGTTTACGAGGCGTGGAATATCCCAAGAAAGTAGATTTAGATAATGTTTACAAAAGTATTACAGACGCAATGAACGGAATTGTTTATTTAGATGACAGCCAAATAGTAGAGGCGCACATTACCAAGGTCTATGCTGAGACTGCTGGCGCAAACATCATGGTGCAAGAATGCGATTCCAATTAACAGACGAAAGTCAGGCTAAAGCCTTGATGACGGGGCTGTGGCCTAAAGTGCTGAAAGCGTTACAGACTAAGCAATTAACGCTAGAGATCAAAGACGCAACCAAGAGCCGACACCAAGAGGAAAAATACCACGCCATGATTGGTGAAGTAGCCAAACAAGCGCAACATTTGGGTGCTAAATGGGATGCTGAGAGTTGGAAAAGATTATTGGTAGATCAGTTTTGCAAAGACAATGGACTAAAAACAGGCGCAGTTATCCCTAATTTGTCAGGCGATGGGATTGTGCAGTTAGGGATGCAGACGCGCAACTTCACTAAAGAACAAGCAAGTGAGTTTGTGGAATGGCTGTTTGCTTGGGGTGCAGAACATGGGGTAACTTATGAACAATAAACCAACAAGCAAAGAACGCGATCACATAACAAGAATAAAAGAAATGAACTGTGGGGTCTGTAATGCGTCTGCCCCAAGTGACGCACACCACATCGTTCAACACGAACAGTATCTCTGTATCCCTTTGTGTAAAGACTGCCACCAAGGGGCGTTTAACGGCATCCACGGGGAAAAAAGAATTTGGAATGTTTACAAGTTAGATGAGATGATAGTATTGAACGAAACGATAAGAACCTTGCTAAAATAAAGATGAGCAGTTGCCTTTGGGGGGTGCTCTCCCCCACCTTTTTAGGATATATATGGCTTACGAAAACCAAAAAGATGTTGCAGACTTCATAAGCACATTACTTCACTCGGGAACTGTTACCCACTTCATGCACCTCTCTACCGACTCATTTGCTGTTCACATGGCATTGGGTGGGTACTACACAGAAATCATTGAATTAACAGATTTGTTTGCAGAAGCCTATTCAGGGTGCTACGAAAAGATTAAAAACTTCCCAGAGAACTTCCACAACGCTAAAGAGCCTGTGAAGTATTTGGAAAGCATAAAAGATTATGTAAAAAAGAATCGTAAGGCGATGCCAGACGATACGGAATTGCAAAACATCATTGACGAGATAGCAGCTTTAATTGATTCAACCTTGTATAAACTGACACTTAAATGATCAGAATCTTTGCAGGCTACGACCCTCGGGAGGCGATTGGGTATCATGTTTTTACCCAATCCTTGATCGAGCGCACCTCAGAGGCGGTGGCAATTACGCCCTTTTTTGGCAAGCAAAGAGACGGGTCAAACACCTTTATTTACCAAAGATTCCTAGTGCCTTACTTCACAGGATTTAGAGGTAAGGCAATATTCATGGACGCAAGCGATATGCTGATGCTTGCCGACATTGCTGAACTAGACAAGTTATTCGACCCAACCAAAGCGGTACAAGTAGTTAAGCACAATTACTTTACCAAGCACAAAAGGAAATACATCGGCACAGCGATGGAGACCAAAAACGAGAACTACCCAAGAAAGAACTGGTCAAGCCTGATACTGTGGAACTGTGAGCATCCTGACAACAAGGTGCTAGACCCTGACTTTGTGGATGACCATACAGGAAGTGAACTACATCGGTTTGAGTGGCTAAAAGACGATCAGATTGGTGAGTTACCAGAGGAATGGAATGTATTGGTGGGTGAAGACGATCAAGACGCAAAGATCGCGCATTACACTTTAGGCATCCCAGAGTTTGAGCATTACAAGAACTGCGCGTATTCTCAGGAATGGCACAAAACCAAGTCAAGGATGCTTAACGGGCTGATAAACATGAAGGAAAACGCTCATGCATGAATATAGTGATGAAGAAATTTACAGTCAATTGGCTAAAGCGTTGTCATCACCAGTTCGCTATGACGCATCTGGCAACATTATCCAAATACCAAAAGGCTTTGCTGGTGGGGGTCGAATTGGCGCAAATATTCCATTGTCAAACAATGAATCAATAAACGCGGGTTTGAGTATGTCTGGGGTACAAACGCCCAATTTCCAAGAACTAAAAGCACAAGGGATGGATTTGGCGTATCAAAAGGGTGATGAGACTTATGGGATGCGTTACAACAGACCACCTCCTATCCCTATGACTGACCCACATGGAAGGTTACAAGCCCCACCGCCAAGATTTATGCTCAATTATTCCAAAAGATATTGATGGTTAATCAACAGTAATACAAAATAGTTATGACAGAAACTAAAGTAGTTAAAAATAGAAAGAAGGCTGGAGGGCGAGGCTTAGGAACGCCCAACAAGACCACACAACAGGCAAGGGAGGCGATTGCTTTGTTTGTTGATGGTAATGCACACAGATTAGCAGAGTGGCTAGATGAGGTCGCTAATGGCATCCCTGAGGCAGATATAAAACCCAACCCTGCAAAGGCATTTGAGTTATTCCAAAGCGTAGTGGAATACCATGTGCCTAAACTTGCTAGAACAGAGATAACGGGCGCAGATGAAGGCGCAATCGAAATGGTGATTAAGTGGGAAAGCGCGAAGTAATCATTCCTTACTCTCCGAGAGAGGCGTTCATGCCCTTTCACCAAAGGACTGAGAGATGGTCTTGTCTGGTGGCACACCGAAGGGCGGGTAAGACAGTAGCGGCTATCAATGACCTAATACGCAGAGCACTAACCGAGGGTGGGGTGAGAGCACAGTATGCCTATATCGCCCCGTTCAGAAGCCAAGCCAAGTCTGTGGCGTGGGATTACCTAAAGTTCTATGCCCAACCCGTAAGTAAAAGCACCAATGAGAGCGATCTGACAGTCGAACTGGTCAACGGGGCAAAGATCAGACTATTTGGCTCAGACAACGCAGATGCCATGCGCGGACTAGGATTCAATGGGGTATACCTAGATGAGTATGGAGACTTCAAACCTAGCGTGTGGGGTAATGTCATAAGACCAACTTTGTCTAGCACCTTGGGCTGGGCGGTCTTTGGTGGTACACCAAAGGGAAAGAATCAGTTTCACGACATATATCGAGTTAGCCAAGCAACCCCAGATTGGTTCTTGTTACGCCTACCAGCCACAGTATCAAAGATATTGGCAGACTCAGAACTGAGGGCAGCGCGTGAGCAATTAAGCCAAGACCAGTATGACCAAGAATATGAGTGCTCGTTTGAGGCAGCTATCCTTGGGGCGTTCTACGGGGTGGAGATGCGCCAACTAGACGCAGATGGCAGAATCCAAGACCTCAAGTTTGATGCAGACGCGCCTGTTTTCACAGCGTGGGACTTAGGCTATCGAGATGACACCGCGATCTGGTGGTATCAGGTAGTCAGGGGTGAGATTCATGTGATGGACTACTACGCGGTCTCAGGCGCATCCATCGAGGAAATAGCCAATGTTGTGAACAGCAAAGGGTACAGATACACCAAGCACTTCCTACCCCATGACGCTAAAGCCAAGACTTTAGCCTCGGGGGGCAAGTCAATCCTTGAACAACTTGCTAGTCACCTTGGAGGAATAGGAAAACTAGCCATAGTGCCAGAAATAGGTGTTCAAGACGGGATACAGGCGGTGAGGATGATTCTGCCCAAGTGCTACTTTGACCCGATCTGTGATGAGGGGTTAGAGGCACTCAGACAGTACCAAAGAGAATATGATGAGGACAAGAAAACTTTTCGTCAAACTCCAAGGCATGACTGGTGTTCACACCCCGCAGATGCGTTTAGAATGCTTGCAGTCGCGTATCGACAAGACAAGTCAAACGAACCCCTCCCCAAAGGGAAGACTTTACAGACGATTACGCTAGACGAATTGTGGGATTTTGAAACTACACATAAAGAGGAACGCATATGAGCCAACCAGTAGCAGAAGTAGGTGGATACAAGAACATCACAGCAACGGGGGCGGTCTCGACAGGGGCTTGCCAACTGATCGGGTTCTATGTAAACAACACCACAGTCGGAACGCTAGTCCTACGAGATGGTGGCGCAAGCGGTACTGTAATGTCAGGCACGATTACTCCAGCCATAGGATTTCACCGATTCCCTGCCAATGTAGGAACAAGCCTCTACGCCACAATTGGCGGTAGCGCATTGGATGTGACATTCTTCTACGCGGCTTAATATGTACGAGAACGCCTACGATGATGGGGCTTATGAGGAAGATCAAGGCCCGTTCTGGCACGACCAACTAGACAAAGCCGCCAAGGTCTTTGACAAGTGGGAAAAGCGCGGTAAGAAGGTAGTAAGACGCTACCGAGACGAGCGCGATGCCATTGAGATGCCGAGGATGAAATTTAACATCCTGTGGTCAAACATCTCTGTGCTATTCCCTGCACTCTACGGACGCATGGCAAAGCCAGAAGTCTCCCGTAGATATAGCGATCAAGACCCCGTAGGTCGATTAGCCTCTACGATGCTAGAGCGCGTAATCGAGTATGAGGTAACACAGTTTGGTGACTTTGACTCTGCTATGCAAGGCGTGGTGCAAGACCGCCTATTGCCTGGTCGCGGTACAGCGTGGGTGCGTTACGAGCCAATCATTGTTAACGAGCAGCCCGAACTAACGGGAATGCCAGAACTTAACCCAGACGAAGGCGTAGAGATTACCAACACAGAGGAAATTGAGCGCGTTGATTCAGCGCACAGTCCTGTGGATTATGTCTATTGGACAGACTTTCTCCATTCACCAGCCCGAACATGGGATGAGGTGTGGTGGGTAAGCCGTTGGGTCTACATGACACCCGAAGAGGGTATCGAGCGTTTTGGCGATGTGTTCAAGAATGTCCCATTACAAGACCAGAATGACGATGTAGACTCCAAAAACCCAATGACCGCGAAAGCGACCTACGGGAAGAAGGCTAAAGTCGCTGAGATATGGAACAAACGCACAAAGAAGGTTTGTTGGGTTGCCAAGGGATACCCCCAAGCACTTGACGAGCGCGATGACCCTCTCGAATTAGAGGAGTTCTTCCCTTGTCCTAAGCCTTTATTGGCTACAACAACCAATGGGTCAATGATTCCAGTACCAGATTACTGCGAATATGAAGACCAAGCCCAAGAACTAGACAACCTTACACAGCGCATTTACCTATTGGTGAAGGCTTGCAAGGCGGTCGGTGTGTTTAACGCTGAGTTCAAGGAACTTGGGCGATTATTTACAGAGGGCGTGGACAACAAACTATTCCCTGTGACCGCATGGGCAGCCATGAGCGAAAAGGGTGGGCTAAAAGGCGCGATTGATATGCTCGATACGAGCGCAATCATTAAGACCTTACAGCAACTTTATCAATCCCGAGAGGTTGTCAAGCAATCCATCTACG